GCGTGCGATTTCTAGGATGCCCCATTGTGTCCTGTGGGATGAGGCTGACTGGCAATTCGCCCTCGACACCGTGATCATAGCTGCTGCCTTCCACAATGGCGACTTGAAGCAGGCCACCGAGCTTAGGCAGCGTGAGAAGGTCATGGGCACCACGATGGATAGCCGGCGCGACCTGCGGATCAGGTACGTCGTAACGGCGTCGGAGACGGAGCAACCGGGCATCAAGGCCATTGAAGACTACAGGAAGGCGCTGGAAGGATGAACCAATGAGTTGTGAATCATACCGAAGTTCGACACCACGATTCGGGCATAAATCCGTGACGTATGTTCATGATGATGAGGGGGTAAAAGAAGCACAGCGATCAGTCCCAGGCGGCGTCATCATCGACCTTCGGGAATATCCAGATGGCGAAGCACCTTCGCTCTCCGCCGATGTCTTTTTCGCGATGGGTACACCCGACGGTGGCCTTCCGTGTTTCTGTACGCGCTTCAATGACCGGCCAATCAGCCCAGCACAGGTAGCCTCAATCAGTGCCGAGGATGTGATGCGGTTCGCTTTTCTGGGCGCAGCTATGATCTTTGCGACCAAGGGAGTTATCGACGTGAAGCCAGATGCCTACGGTTCCTATCCCGTTGAAAGCGTCCTGCCATTGGACGTGCAAGCGGTCATCAAAGGGTTCATAGGGAAGGCGTTGGAAGGATGACAAACATGGGGGCCGAGATCGAAGCCGGAGTACGCGACTCTGGATGCGACGGTGAGAATCCGTCCAGCCCCCTTCACCTTTCCCTCCCCGTTACCGCTGGCCCGACGTGGCAGCGCGACAAGAAGGGGCGCTTTGTCCTCCCGAAGCATACCCTCGGCTGGCAGATCCTCGGCTGGACGGCTGAGTATCTACTACAGCCGGACGGCCCCCAGGCCGGCGAGCCGTGGCGCTTCACGCCGGAGCAAGCCAGATTCGTTTTATGGTGGTATGCGATAGACGAACGGGGCCGGTTCGTCTACCGCTCGGGGATGCTGCGCCGGATGAAGGGCTGGGGCAAGGATCCCCTCGCCGCGGCGATCTGCTGCGCCGAGTTCGTTGGCCCATGTCGCTTCGAACGGTGGGAGAACGAGGAACCTATTGCCGTCCCCCATTACAGTGCGTGGATACAGGCTGCTGCCGTATCTCGTGAACAAACGCGAAACCTTATGCTGATCTTTGCCCCTATGATTTCGCCGAAAGCGATAGCAGAATTCAACATCGACATTGGCAAAGAGATCGTCTATGCGGGTGGCGGACGCCAACAGATACAGGCTGTCACGAGTTCGCCGAAGGCCCTGGAGGGCGGACGTGCGACCCTCGTCATAAAGGATGAGACCCATCACTGGCTTGGCTCGAATGAAGGGCATGAGATGAGCAAGGTGATCGCCCGCAACGTCGCCAAGTCCAGGGATGGGTCCTCGCGGGTACTGGCCATCTCCAACGCCCATGCACCCGGCGAGAACTCGGACGCTCAGGCGGACTGTGAGACCGCAGAAAAGATCGCACAGCGTCTCTCAGACACTACCGACTTCCTCTATGACTCGCTAGAAGCACCCAAAGATACCGATCTTGATGACGACGAATCGGTTCTGGCGGGCATTCTGGCAGCCCGGGGAGATTCCGACTGGGTAAGTCCCGAACGCCTGTTGGCTGAAATCCGCGATGATCGGACCTCGCCGGCGACGGCTAGGCGCTTCTACCTGAACCAGATTGTCGCCGAAGAGGATAAACCCTTCGATATCGAGAAGTGGAATGAACTTGTGCGCCCGGGCTATGTGGTGCCTGACGGCAGTCTTATAACGCTCGGGTTCGACGGCTCGATCGGCCGCGACCACACGGCTCTCATTGGGACGGAAGTGGGGACAGGCCATCAGTGGGTCGTCGGCTATTGGGAACCGGAAGAGACGGATTCGGGTGAGCAGCGCATCCCCTTCATGGAGGTCGACGAGACGGTCGATGCCGCATTCAATCGCTGGAAGGTGTGGCGCTTCAACGCTGACCCCTACTACTGGAAGGATATGCTCGCAGCCTGGGCAGGGCGCTATGGGGCTGATGTTGTGGTGAGCTGGACGACGACCATCTACCGCAAGATGGCGGCGTCCCTCTTGGCCTACCGTAACGCCATGCAGACAGGCGCCCTGACGCACGACGGCGATCCGCGCTTCGCTGCCTGCATTCAGAATGCCCACAAGCACATGCAGCAATTCACCGACGATGACGGGAATCGTATGTGGATCATCCAGAAGGAACGCCCCGACTCGCCATTAAAGATTGACGCGGCAATGGCGGGGTGCCTGTCCTGGGAGGCGTACACGGCGGCGATAGCAAGCGGGGCGACGGTAGAGGAAGAAGTAGGAGTGATGTTCATATGACCCCAAAGATCAACATCTGTTGCCGGGACTGTGGTGCTGCAGGCTGGCTGCGGACGGTATGGATTGGACCCCTGACCGTATCGTGGGGGAAGGTCGATCATCAAGCGGTGAATACCGTCCCGTGTTCGAGGCGTAGGTTCTTCCTGAATGCCCGTCTCTGGGCTCTGCCCCCCATTAGGATGGAACTGCAATGATCCGCTTACGGGTATTGACAGTTAAGCGTATAATAGGGGAGATGATCGATGCCGAAGACCGCCGCGTCCTCGCGCAGGCGCTTGCGCTTCTTATCGTCCTCACGGTGGGCGTTATTACCGTCGCTGCCGCGATGGGCTTGGCCTGGAATGTCTTTGAGTTTATGAGGAGTCTCTGATGGGCATTATAGCCAACATATTCAGCCCCATCCTCCCCGTCAACCGCGCACCCCCGATATTCCCCACGCAGAACCTTCCCACCTCTAGCCTGTTCAACCCCGGCTCCGTGACCTTCGCCCGAGCCTACACCAACAATGAGATCGTCTTCTCGGCTATCGAGATGCTGGCGACCTCAGCGGGTGAGCCGCATATCGTGGGCAGGAAGTGGACGCGCAACAGCCCGCAGATCAGAAACGAGGAACAACGGTTAAAGGCCCGGGGCGTCGCCTTGCGGGATATCTACGCAAGTATGATCACAAACGGCTTCTTTAAGGCCATGCCCGAGCATCCCTTGATCAAGCTACTGGACGCCCCGAACCCCTGGATGAGCCGGGGACAATTATGGGGGACCGTTGTCATGGACCGCTGCCTTGCGGGGAACGCCTATCTGGTGAAGGCACGGAGCCAGGGGCCGTTGTCTGCGGTGAGAGAACTATGGCGGCTTCGTCCCGACAGGGTGCGGATCGTGCCGGGCGGGGACTATATCGAGGCATACGAATACGGGAGTGGGCAGACTAAGGTGCGGTTCCCTGCCAAGGACGTGATTCACTTCAAGACACGGAACCCCCTCGACGAATACTACGGAATGCCGCCGCTAATGCCGATCTCTGGCCGCATCGACATCGACGACTATATGAAGACGTTCCTCAAATCGTTCTTCGAGCGCGGCGGGACCGGCCCGGGGTCGATCCTGTCCATCAAGCAGAAGCTATCCCAAGAGGCGAAGGATCAGATAAGGGAACGCTTCAAGCACCAATTCGGCGGTCAGGGCGGCTACCACGAACTGATGGTACTGGACCAGGCCGAGTCAACTTATCAGCAGATGGGACTCGACCGTGGCCTCCGCGACGCCCTACCCAAAGAGTTAGACGCCATGCAGGAGGCCCGTATAGCTATGGTGTTCGGCATCCCCGGCTCCATACTGGGCCTCCTAATTGGCTACGAATCTTCTAGCTACGCCAACAAGCGGCAGGATTGGCAAGTCTTCTGGGACCTGACCATGACGCCGCTGTTGAGCGACCTTGACGATGTGCTGAACCTTCAACTGGTGCCCGAGTTCGGCGGGATAGACGAGGTGCTGTTTGACCTCTCAGACATCCGGGCATTACAGGAGGACGTAGACAAGATTCACGACCGACACCGCAAGAACGTCGGCGCCGGTCTGGAGTCCTGGGAAGAGGGCCGGGAGGCTATCGGCCTTGACCCGGATGTCAAGGAGGGTATGTTCCTGATACCGGCCAACATCGTGCCAACCGAGTTTGACGACTTGACGGTTCAACCGGAGCCAATGCCGGCGGCGGTGCCGCCCCAGATACCGGCGGTCGTGGAAGCCTTGCGAGCGACCTTCGCCCCGCCACAGCTCACGATGGGAACGATAGTCGATATGGGGAACGTAGTGGCTGAGGCGCGTTGCTCGGAGTGTAATCGGCTTCTAGGCCATGAGGTTGGTGTGGGATCGAAGATATGGTGTTCCCGTTGTAAGGCAGAAGTCACGATAGGCGCTTGACAAACCACCAACTAAGCGTATAATCGTCTTAACAACTGAATAGGACGACGGCCAGAGCGAGGAGCCCGTGCCGTCATCGGCCTGAGCGTAGAGCCAGGGCCATAAAGTCCGAGAGGCTATAAGCCCGATCTTCAGGTTCACCGGAGCCTGCGAGATGCGGGCTTTTTTGTTGTCCAAGAGGAGGGGCCTATGCCTCTGCCGAAGCCGAGAGAAGACGAAGAGAAGAACGAGTTTGTGTCGCGCTGCATGAGCGAACTCAAAGAGGAATACCCCGACAAGGCCCAGCGGGCGGCGGTCTGTTACGCCCAATGGCGAAGGAAGGATGACGTGAAATCCTGGTATGAAATCAGAAACGCAACGGAGGAAGAGGCTGAGATTCTGATCTATGACGAGATCGGCTACTGGGGAGTTACCGCGTCCGACTTCGTCAAGGAACTGAACGGCCTCAAGGCCAAGACCATCACCCTTCGCGTCAATAGTCCAGGTGGTGATGTTTTTGATGGCGTTGCGATCTACAACGCCCTCAAGCGGCACCCGGCCTCAGTTCATGCCGTCGTCGACGGCCTCGCGGCCTCCA